ACTTAATGTATGAGTTAAGAAAAGCGAAAGAGGCTTTGACCTATTGGAATAGTGATACTGCATTGTGGGAAAAACATCAGATGGTTATTCCTACTACTGCACCTGTACCACAAGCCGAACTTCAAGACGCAGAGGTTCAACCTATAAAAGCAGATTGACATACTCAATCTAGTATGTTATAACTAAAGGGTAGTCAGCGAGAGTTGGCTATCCTTTTTTGTTTGTGCCAGATATGGCGTTAGTATAAACAATACAATCAAGGGGGGTAGGTTTGTATCTTAACCTAAACATCTAGCTAGTGTTATGCTACGCATTAATTGGTAGTGGTTAATCTCTACAATATCTACCCCGAATATCAATCAACAATAGGAGTGCAATGACACAAGTAAATATAGAAGTAGGAAAAGTTTCCGACCTACTATATGATTTGATGACATCAACCAAAGCCAAAAAGTTTCGTGCAGGTTTTATTAAAACTGATGGTAGCTACCGAGTAGGCAAGTTTGATTTATTAAATCGTTCAACATGGAAACAAACTGATGGCACTATGTATAAACGTAAGGGTAAGAAAAGAACTACTGACGCTGACGAGTATATACTAGCCCATGATCTTGAAAAGAAAGCACCACGAAACATATCTGTTAGAAGATTGAAGTGGTTTAGTGTAGGCAAAAAAGTCTATAAAATCAATAGGTTAGAGCTAAATGAGGACATTACTATTGTGATGTTTGATAAGGTAAAATTTACTGCTCTTAAAACTTTAATGACAAAGGGAGAACTAGATGAGTGAGTGGTGTCAGAATAAAAAATGTCCAGAGAAAAAAACACAAGGACAAATTCGTGGCAGTAAAGGTGCAAAGTATTATCAATCTAATAAAGCTAAGTCGTATTACTTTCATATGTTTTGTGGTCAAAGATGTATGGACAAATGGTTTAACGAACATTGGCAAACTTGTTTAAATGCTGTTGGCAAAATAGATAAACAAGTATTACCTTTAGATGACGCTTGGTTTGTAGATTATATCTGGGGTTACAATAGTGAGCCTGTATATAAATTAGTAAATAAACTTAAAGGTGTTAAACAAGTAATCACAAGAGAACAAGCACAGACACCAGAAGATATAGAACGTGATTGGCAATATAAAACAATAGACGATACACAAGCAAGAGAACTAGCAGAGCAACTTGGCTTGGCTAGTTGACACATCAATACAATTAGTATATTATATAGACATCATCTAGTTATCTAGGTGGTGTCTTTTTTTTAA